TACGAAGTTTGGTTTCCAGATCAATCATTTTAATATGGCAAAAAGAAGAGTTACAACAAAAAGGCAAACTGCCTTAAAGCACGGCTTTAGAAGTGGGCTTGAGGAGGATCTAGACAATACACTCAAATCACAAGGAATTGATGGACAGTACGAGCAACATAAGATTACTTATGTGAAGCCAGCCACTCAACACGTATACACACCCGACTTTCGATTACCTAACGGAATCTTTATTGAAACTAAAGGTCGATTTGTATTAGAAGATCGCAAAAAACATCTGCTAATTAAACAACAAAGTCCAGAACTCGATATTCGCTTTGTGTTTCAAAATGCTAAAAATAAATTACGGAAAGGATCAAAAACAACCTACGCTGACTGGTGTACCAAAAACGGATTCCAATACTGTGAGGGAACAATTCCATCAGAATGGTTGGCTGAATAGGTTTATTTCCGTATAGTTACTTTGATGACTGGTATACAAACAGAAACTGTCCTGAGCATATTGCATTCGCATTTAGGCAAATCGACTCCACACAAAAACGGAGAACGAAGCTTTTCATGTCCATTTTGCAATCACTACAAGAAAAAGTTGCAAGTAAATGTTGTAAGCCAAAAATGGCATTGCTGGGTGTGTAATGCTAAGGGTCAGGCCATTGGGTCACTTCTCAGAAAGAGCAATGCACCAAGTCATGTTTTTCCTAAAATCAAAGAAATCTACGGAAACGCAGGTCCAATCACAACCAACACTACAACAACAGTTTTAGCTAGTTTGCCAGAGGCTTACAAGCCTCTATACGTGAAAAGCAACTCGCCTGACTATCGTAATGCACTGCACTATGCTGTGAAGGTTCGAGGTCTTACAGCTATCGATATACTCAAATATCAAGTAGGATACTGCGAGAGTGGACCATACGCTGGAATGCTCATTGTACCAAGCTATGACGAAGATGGTCAGTTAAACTACTACGTAGGTAGAAGCTTCTATGATACAGCTGTAAAACACAAAAATCCACCAATATCTAAAGATGTAATCGGCTTCGAGAGTCATATTAACTGGAACGAGCCAATTACGATTGTAGAGGGAGCTTTTGATGCAATTGCAACTAAACGCAATGTCATTCCCTTATTTGGGAAAAAGATCCTACCCAAGCTGCGAGCGAAGATTTTACACCATAAAGTACCTAGAATAAACCTAGCACTAGATCCAGATGCATATAAAGACTCACTAGCTGAGATCGAGTACTTTTTGAATAACGGAATGGATGTACGCTATGTAGAGCTGAATACTAAAGATCCTAATGAAACAGGATATCCACACATGATTGACGCAATAGGCAGTGCAAATCAGATAACATTTTTTGATCTCATTCAATATAAGATAAACATATGATAAACAAGATTAAGTCAGACCTACAAGTTGTTGATCACATCTTCCACATTGCTGATATACACTTACGCAACTGGAAACGTCACAAAGAGTTTAGAGAAGTTTTTGATAAGATGTTTGCAGAGATAGATCAATGTCCACCGAATACTATTGTTACAGTCGGAGGAGACATCGTACACGCTAAGACAGATATGAGTCCGGAGTTGATCAGCATGGTCACCTACTTGTTTAAAGGATTGGCTGACAGACGTCCAACTATCGTTATAGCAGGAAATCACGATGCCAATCTCAATAACAACCATCGACTAGATGCTTTAACGCCAATTGTAGAAAGCAACATCAGGATTGTATGAGATAGGCGACATTGCTGTGAGTGTGATGTCATTACTTGATGAACCAGAAAAATACGTTACTTACGACAAAGTAAAGAACCCAACCAAATATAAAAAGCTAGTAGCGTTGTATCATGGTACGATTGCTAATAGCAAGGTAGATAGCGGATTAACATTGGAGCATGGACTCGGATGGGATACGTTTGCGGGATACGACGTAGTACCGCTAGGAGACATACATAAGCGTCAAGTATTAAGCAAACAACAGCCAGCTATCTTCTATCCAGGATCACTTGTTCAACAAAACTTTGGAGAGGTATATGATGGTCACGGGTACGCCTTCATAACACTAACCGAAGACGATGTAGTTGAGTATACATTCCATGATATCCAAAATGATTACGGATATTACACACTAGACATCACAGATGGAGTACTTCCAGACAACCTACCGATTACACCTAAGACAAACCTACGCATACGTACTCGCAACACAGACTCAGCTCAACTGAAGCGTGTTCTTGCAACAATACGTAAGGAGTATAAAAACAAGGATGCTGTGGTAGTTAAGCTAGATAAAGGTGCTAGTGGTACTAGTTCTGACTTAACAGATGCCAGCTTAAACCAGGGCGATGTACGTAACATTCAGTATCAAAATGCACTACTGAGTGAGTGGATGGACGCAGCAGGCACTGACAACGATACCAAAGCAAAAGTATTAGAAATTAATAAAAAACTCAATGCAGAGCTGCAATTACCAGAACTTGCCCGCAATGTGGTGTGGAAGCCGAAGAAATTTACTTTCAGCAATATGTTTAGCTATGGTGCAGACAACGTCATTGACTTTGGCACTAAGATGGGTACGTGCGGATTGTTCGCACCCAATCACGCTGGTAAGTCTGCTGTACTAGATGCTTTGTGTTTCTGTTTGTTTGATCAATCATTCAGAGCCAAGTCAGCTGATCAAGTACTTAATCGTAAGTGTGAGGACTTTGTGTGTGAGTTTAATTTTGAATTAGAAGGAGTTAGTTATTTTATTCAAAAGCGAGCTTTCAAATACCGTCACGGTGCTCTAAAGGGAAGACTCAGAGTTGAGATAGATTTCTGGTATATAAACGAGGATGGCGAGAAGGTATCACTTAACGGTGAGCAGAGAAGAGATACAGATAAAATCATACAATCCTACGTTGGTACGTTTGATGACTTTATTTTAACAGCATTATCACTACAACAGAACAACTCAAACTTTATTGATAAAACACAAAGTGAACGAAAGGATCTTCTAGCAAACTTCTTGGATGTCACTATATTTGATTCGCTATACGAATTAGCAAATAAGAACAATCGCAAGGCTACAATAGCTTTAGAGGAGTACCAGAAGCAGGATTTTGAAACTAAGCTTGGAGATGCTGAGAGAGCAAAGGAGTTGTATGAGGATAAACACGAAGCAGCCTCTACTGATCTAGATAAGATAAATGCAGAGATGCAAGAGATCAACGACAAACTACTCGAATTAAACAAAGAACTTCAGCCATGTAAGGGAGAGGAATTAAACCTAGAAGACTTAGAGGGAGACTTGCTTGATTCGCAAAATTCACTAGTTGAGTGGGAAGACAAATGTAAAACAAGCCAACAAACTTACAAGGAGTTTGAGCGTGATCATTCCGTAAAATGCTTAGAGATTGAGCAAAAAAAGAAATCCTTTGATATAAACCTGTACAACGATTATCAGAGCGAGGTTGCAGCTAAAGTCATGTTAGATAAGGAGTTGGATGCACTAAAGCTTACTACAAAGAATAAGCTCGAAAAGCTTACTAAACTCAACAAACACGAGTACGATCCTAATTGCTCCTACTGCACATCTAATGTATTCGTCCAGGACGCAATACAAACTAAAAAGGAGTTGGAAGAAGACAAACAGACGGTAGGTCAGTTTTTACAAAAGCGCAAGGATTGTGTGGATTTTATCGATCAAAACACATTTATCCAAGAGCAAGCTGATGAGCTTAACAAGCTACTGGAGGAGAGGTCTCAACTCGACTTACAACGTACCACAGCAAGCGTTGGCTTGGAGCGCGCTAGGTCTAGTCGTGATAAGCTGAAGACGCAAATTAAGGATATCGAAGCAGATATTAAAGTATACTACGAGAGCATAGCAATCATAGACAACAACAAGACAATCCAAGACGAGATTAGCATACTCAACAAACAAAAGAATGTTAAGGCTGTAACGCAATCAAAGCTCAACAACACAGTAAAAGACTATCATGGCAAGGTTCAAGTAGCAGTGCAGACTATTACAGAGTGCAATCGAACAATTGCCCGCATGAAAGAGTTGTTAGAGGAGCAAGATGCTTACGACGTATACTGTAAGGCGATGTATAAAGACGGTATTCCTTATCAATTAATTAGTAAAGCTGTCCCATACATTCAACATCACACTAACTTGATACTCAACCAGATCACAGACTTTGAGGTACAATTAGAGACCGACGGCAAGAACATTAACGCATATATCAGTTATGAGGATGATAAGTGGCCACTAGAGCTGAGTTCGGGTATGGAGCGCTTCCTATCGTCTATTGCTATTCGTATTGCTCTGATTAAGATTACAAACCTACCAAAGCCTGATTTCTTAGCAATCGATGAGGGATTAGGAGTGTTGGATAGTACTAATTTAAACTCGATGCATACGTTATTTACCAACATGAAAGATATCTTTCGTTTTAGTTTAGTAATATCACACATCGATGTTGTGCGAGATATGGTTGATCACATTCTTACTGTTGATAGAAAGGACGACTTTAGCTACATAAACTGCTAGCGAGTCCTATTTATATCATATGGGATTTCTATCTTTTTACAAACAACTACAACCAAGAGGTTATGCCAACGGTACCTTCTTAATTGAAGATACGAGTGCAACTTCACCACTTTACTTTGATGTGACTGAGTTCCCTCAAAGCGTGGGTGGTGGACGTTATGTTATAAAGTTTAGGGGTAATGGACTAAACCTTCGAACAGGCAGTCCTATTGATATTGAAACAATAGACTCCGAAGGCAAGAACGCGTATGTAGAGTTATTAAATTATACAGATAGGTTTAATAACTACT